GTCTGATCAGCGCCTTGGACGCCAAGACCGCGATTAGTGGGGCTAACCTCCAGGTCGCCGCCGTCTCTGGTGACGTCGTACCGGAGAACTTCACCGCCGCCTTCGTGGCGTCCAAGGGCCTGATGTACAAGCCCGAGCCCGAAATCTGATACCCCATCACCCTCACATCAAAGGTGGGGGCTTCGCGGGTGCGTTCTGACCCGCGTGCGCCAGCGCAACTCTTGGCGCCATGAGCGGTCAGAGATCCTATTCCCCTGACGGGCATGTGCTGCGGGAATATCTCGCAACCAACCCATACGAGACCTTCACGCCCGAGCTGCACAAGTCCCTGGTAGCGATCCAGGGGCCCGTGCGGTCGGGCAAGTCGGTCGCCTCGATCATGCGCCTGTATGAGGCGATGATGAACGTGCCGGTGACGCAGGGCGCCCGGCGCTCCCGCTGGCTGGTGACGCGGAACAGCTACCCGGATCTCGAAGAGAGCACGATCAAGACCTGGCTGGAGTGGTTCCCCGAGAAGCGCTACGGCCGCTTCATGTGGACCCCTCCCTACACGCACATGATGCGGTTCGGTGATGTCGAGGCCGAGGTGGTCTTTGAGGCGTTCAAAGGCGAGGAGGATATCCCCTCGCTGAAGTCGCGCGAGTACACCGGTATCTGGGTCAACGAGGCGCAGTTCTACTCGCGCAAGTTCATCGTGGCGCTCTACGAGCGGACGGGCTGGTTCCCGGTGCCTGGCGGGCCGAAGTTCCTTCAGATGGACATGAACGCGCCGCCGCTCGGTCATTGGGTGCCGATGATGCGCGGCGACGTGCCGATCCCCGAGGAGATGGACGAGCGCGAGCGGCGCTCTCTGGTTAAGCCGGCCGACTGGCATTTCCTGGTGCAACCGGCCTGGTTCGTCGAGCGCATGGACGCCCAGGGCCGCGTCGACGAGTACGTCATCAACCCCGAGGCCGAGAACCTGTCCATCGTCGGTGAGCGGGCGGTATACGAGCTGCTGGACGGCCGGACGCAGGACGAGATCGACGCTGACCTGATGAACCGGGTCACGATCTTGACCAAGGGCAAGCCGGTCTTCCCGATGTTCCGGCGCGAGACCCACGTCGCCAAGGCGCCCATCGAACCTCTGGAGGGGAACGTCATCCAGGTCGGGCTCGACTTCGGCCGGACGCCCGCCGCGGTCATCGGCCAGTGCGTCGCCGGCCGGTGGTTCATCCTGGCCGAGCTGATCGGCGACAACGTGGGCGCCACGACGTTCGCGCCGGCGCTGAAGCGCTACCTCCAGACCAAGTTCCCCGGCTACCAGTATCGGTTCTGGGGCGACCCGGCCGGCGGCTTCAAGGGCCAGGAGAGCGAGAAGACCGCCTTCGACATCTTCAAGGCCAACCAGCTTGACGTGCGCCCGGCCGACACCGGCAACCGCCTCCGCGTCCGCATCGAGGCCGTGAGCGCCACCCTGAACCGCATGGTGAACGGGATGCCCGCGCTGCTGGTGTCGCCGAACTGCCCGGCGCTGGCGACGGCGATGTCCGGCGGCTACGTTTTCAAGCGCAAGACCGTCTCGGGCGCCCCGGTCTACGACGAGGAGCCGGCGAAGAACGAGCACTCCCACGTCGCCGACGCGCTCCAGTACCTCCTCGTGGGCGGTGGTGAGGCGCGCGTCATGCTGGGCCGCACCGAGAAGCCGAAGATCGTCCGCACCCTGGCTCGCACCGACGAGTTCGGCCGGCGCCTGGCCGAGGCCCGCTGATGCAGGAGTGGCACGTCGCGCTGCGCACGCGGCCTGGCCTGGGCCACGTCATGGCGTTCGGGTTCGACGGCGGGTCCGGCGTCTGGATCGTGGTCGATCCCATGCGCCACGGGACGGTCGTCACGGTGCTCCCGCCCTGGGAGTTCGACGCCTGGGTGCTGGAGATCAGCCTGGAGTTCGAGATCTACCGCATCGCCCGGCGGGCCGAGACGGCGGTGTGGTTCCCCGGCCTGTGGTGCGTCGGCGCCGTCAAGCGCCTGGTGGGGCTTAGGTCGAGTGCGTTGTCGCCGGCCGGACTTCGGCGCGACCTTCTCCGCGCTGGCGCCAGGAGGGTTTTCCGCCGTGAAAGTTCAGAAGACCGAGACGAAGGAAGATCCCGCCGTCACGGCGGCGCGTGATCGCGAGCAAGCCCGCGCCGACGCCTCGTTCATCACCAACACCCAGGGCCTCCTCGACGACGAGACCCGTCGCCGCGCCCGGCGCTTCGGCCAGCGGATTGCGCTTACCGGCGCCAACCCGGCCGGCGGCGGCATGACCGGCGGCCAGGCCCCCACCGCCACCGGCGCCCCGGCCGGCTTCACGCCGCTCGCGTCCGTCAACGGCTCTGGCGTCTCCATCGTCTGACATGGCCCTCCCCCCCGACCTCACCGCTCGCCTGGCCGAAGCGCGCCGCGACCGCAGCAACCGCCAAGGCCAGATCAACGACTACCTGGATTACGCGGACCCGGCGCAGCCGCGGATCGGCGACAGCGCGCAGGGCACGACCGACCGCGCCAAGCAGATCCAGACGCTCTACGACGGCACCCTCATGGAGGTGCATGAGGACTTCGCCTCCGATCTGGTCGACCGGGTGATGCCGCGCGGCCGGGACTGGCTGAAGTACGAGCCCGAGACCACGCTGGACGAGGCTATCGCCAAGCAGCTCCAACCTGAGTTCGAGCGCCGCACCAAGACGATCTTCTCGGCCATCCGCCAGTCGAACCTCTATGACGAGGCGGCCGGCGAATGGGCCGGGAACTTGGCGCACGGCACCGGCGCCATGAGCCTGGTCGACCCCGGCAAGGGCCTCCCGCTGTCGTTCGAGGCGATCTCGCCCTCGCAACTGCTCATCCAGCGCGGACCCGGCGGCGGCCTGTCGTTCAAGGGCCGCGAGTACATGTGGGCGCTGGAAGACGCGATGGCGGCGTGGCCGACCTATTCGTGGTCGGCGCAGCACCGGCGCGACCGCGACAGCAAGACGAACCGCCGCAAGATGGTGAAGCTGTGCGAGTGCGCCACGGCGATCCCAGACGCCGGCGGCGAGCGCTGGCGCTGGCAGGTTACAGCCGACGAGCACCTGATCTTCGAGGACGAGTTCGTCGGCACCGGCTCTTGCCCGCTCATCGTGTCGCGCTGGCGCACCATTTCGACGTCCGCGTGGGGCGTCGGGCCTGGCCTGAAGGTGTTGCCCGACCAGATGACGCTCAACCAGGAGCGCCGGCTGGTCCTGAAGAACCTCGGCAAGATCGTCGACCCGCCCACGGTGTTCGACGATGACGGCGTTCTGAACCCGGAAGGCGGCGTCGGGCCGGGCGACTGGATCCCGCGCCTGCCCGGCTCCAAGGTCGAGCAGATGAAGCCCGAGGGCATCGTCGAGGCGGCCTACTACGAGCAGGGCGGCCTTCAGGACAACATTCGCCGCGGCCTCTACCAGTACGGGCCGCGCCAGCGCGGCAAGACCCCGCCCACCGCCGCTCAGTGGATGGACGAGAAGACCGACGAGGGCCGCCGCCTGGAGCTGCCGACCGGCAAGGTCTATGCCGAGGGGCCCGTCCAGATCCTCAACCGCGTCGAGTACCTGTTGACCAAGCGGGGCACGCTCGATCCGGTCATCACCAAGGACAAGACCATCGTCCGCCTGCGGCCGATGTCTCCCCTCGCCCGCCAGCAGGCCAGCGAGGACGTGGCCCAGGCCGCCCAGGTCATGCAAATGGTCCGCCAGTTCGCCGACCCGCAGGTGATCGCGGCGCAAATCGACGTGCGCGGCACCATCGAAAACATCAAGACGGCGCTCGGCGAGGAGTTGATCGCGCTCCTGCCCGAGGATCAGGCCAAGGCGCTGCTCAACACGGCGCTTGGCGGCCAGCCTACGCCTGACATGGGAGGCGCCGCGTGACGCCCCGTCCGCGCACCCCGGAGGAGGTGCAGACCCGCCGCGCGCTCCAACGCCTGACCCAGGCCCCTGAGTGGGACGATTTCATCAAGTATTTCAAGGATCGCCTCTGGCGCGAAGGCGTCCAACCCGGCGACGGCGCTGCGAGTGCGTTGTTCATGCAAGAGGGTCGCCGCAGCCTCCTCCGCGAACTGGAACGCCTCCCAGAGCGAGTTCGCGATGACCGACGCACCGACGATCCCGAATGACGGCCAGGCCGCCGCCCCCGCCCCGCAAGGTGGCGAAGGCCAAGCCGCGCCCTCGGGAACGCCGGCTGAAAGCGGCGCCGCCCCCACCGTTGCCGCCGACGCCCAGGCCGCCGCCGTCACCTCCCCGGCGGCGGCCGAAGGCGATGCCGGGCTGATCCGGCCCGAGGGCCTGGCTGACGAGTTCTGGGACCCGGCGTCCGGCGTGAAGGTGTCCGACCTGGTGGCCGCGTACCGCGAGCTGTCCGCGAAGGAAGCCGACCGCACCAAGGACGTCCCCGCCGAGGCCGCCGGCTACGCGCTGGAACTGCCCGAGGACGTGAAGGTCCCAGAGAACTTCAAGATCGAGCTGGCCGAGGACGATCCGTTTCTGGCCGAGGCTCGCGCCGCCGCTCATGCGGCCGGCCTGCCGACCGGCGCCTGGAAGGGTCTGGTCGCCGCCTACGCCAATATGCAGATCCGCGAGCAGGAAGCCGCGGTCGAAGCCTACACCGCCGAGAAGGCCAAGCTGGGTGAGCGCGCCGACGTGCGCCTCAAGAGCGTGACCGAATGGCTGGGCGCCAACCTCAAGGCCGACCAGGCCAAGGCGCTCGCTGGCTCGCTCTACAACGCCGACCAGATCCGCGCGGTCGAGGCGATCATCGCCCTCCGCTCTGAAGCCGCGCCCGGCCAGGGCGGCGGCCAAGCACCCACCAAATTCGAGGGCAAATTCGGCGAGAGCCGCCTCGATCAAATCCGAGCCGCCTAGAGGACCCCTGACCGATGGCTACTTCCCAGAACCTCATCGAATACGCGAAGGGCCTTGAAGAGGGCTCCGTCACCCGCGCGTTCGTCGAGATTTTCGCCGAAAAGAGCGACCTCCTGGCCGCTATGCCCTGGATGACCGCCCCCGGCGGTGCGTTCCGCTACGACCGCGAGGCGGTCCTGCCTGGCGTCGCCTTCCGCGGCATCAACGAGAGCTACACCGCCACGACCGGCGTCATCAATCCGCTGGTGGAGCAATGCTTCATCGCCGGCGGCGAGCTGAAGGTGGACGTGGCGCTGACCCGCCGCTTCGGCATGTCCCGCCGGGCGCGCGAGGAGAAGATGCAGGCCAAGAAGCTGGTCCGCGCCATCTCCGACAAGATCGTGAACGGCTCCAACGCCACCTCGATCAAGGAGTTCGACGGCATCAAGACGCGCCTGACCGGCGTGAACGTGACCGCCAACTCGGCCTCGTCCGGCGGCGCGGCCCTGTCGCTCTACAACCTGGACCGGACCATCGACAAGGTGATGGAGCCGACCCACCTGCTGATGACCAAGGCCATGCGGACCCGCCTCACCCAGGCCGGCCGCAACACCGGCGTCGGCGGCTACGTCAGCCAGACCAAGGACGACTTCGGCAACCTCATCACCTCGTACCGCGGCCTTCCGATCCTGGTGGGCTACGAGAACGAGGCCGATGGCGACCTGATCGCCTTCAACGAAGTCGCCTCGGGCGGCGGCTCGGCCGTCACCACCTCGATCTACGCGCTGTCGATCAAGGAAGGCATGTTCTGCGGCATCCAGACCGCGCCGATGGAGGCGAAGGATCTGGGCGAGATGCAGGGCGAGCCGAAGTGGCTGACCCGCATCGAGTGGGACTGCGGCATCGTGATCGAGCATCCCTACGCCGTGCAACGCCTGTCCTCGATCGCTGACGCGGCGATCACCGCCTAACCCCGGCGGTCTCTGACAGGGCGGCTGGGAACCCCACCCAGCCGCCTCAGTGAGCGACTGCGAAGAACCTGGAGCCTCAGATGGCCAACTATCCTTACGACGCGAACCTCGTCCTGCACGACGGCTCCGCGATCACCGCTGACGGCGCCGGTTCGGTCGCCTATTTCGACGTGGGCGGCCAGTACCGCTTCCCGGCTGCGGCCGTGGCGGTGGTCACGGCCATCGACGCCGCCTCGACCGATGAGACCTATGACCTCATCATCGAGGGGTCGAACGCGACCAACTTCGCGACCAAGGTGCAACTCGGCTCGATGACCATTTCGCGGTCGATCACCGCCCCGCAGCGGTTCACCATCCTGTTCGACAACGAGCAGGGCGGGACCGCCTACCAGTACGTTCGGGCGTACTTCGACGTCGGCGGCACCACCCCGTCGATCTCGGCGAACGTCTACCTGGCGCCGCTGTCCACCGTGAGCTGCTGATATGGCGGCTCCTCACGTCATGCCTGACGGTCGGGCGGCTATCTTCGACCGCGTGACCGGCGACGTGCTCTATGTGCCGGTCCCCACCGCCATCGAGAACGTGCACCTGAGCCAGGGCCGCTATGTCCACGGCGAGACCGGTGAGCGCATCGCCGCCGAGCCGGAAGCCAAGGCCGAGGAGCCGGTGATCGAGCTCAAGGAGGAAGGCGTCCTCGACCTTCCCCAGCCCGAGCCGGAACCGGCCGCCGAGCCGGAAGCCGAGCCCGCGCTGTCGCCCGCCCAGATCGAAGCCCTGGACCATGACGGCGACGGCAAGGCCGGCGGCTCGAAGCCCCGGAAGCCCGCTGGCGGTTTCGCGGCCCGCGCGAAGTAATTCCGCCGCTCCCGCAAGGCCGGCGGCCTGAAAGGAGAAGGCGATGGCTTCCTCGAAGATCCAGATCGTACAGCGCGCCGCTGCTCTCACGGGCAACGGCGCGATTGTGTCTCTGGATGATGGCTCCCAGGTCTCGGCCTGCATCAACGCCGTCTGGGATGGCCGGGTCGAGGCGATGCTCACGCAGCACGCCTGGAAGTTCGCCCGGCGCGTGTCCGCGATCACCAAGCTTTCCGATGCGGTCGAGAAGCCCTGGACCGCGCTCTGGGCGGCCCCGACCGGGATGCTGGCGCTCCAGTACGTCACCGACACCGACAGCGGGCGCCGCGTCGAGATCGAGGAGCGGGACCTCGTGTCCGGCCGCGCGTTCGCCGTCATGGGCGAGCACGACAACCTGTCGGCGGTCTACACCTATCGCGTGACCGAGGATCGCTGGCCGGGCGACTTCTGCCTGGCGATCCAGCGCTACCTCGAAGCCGACCTCCTGCGCACGATCAACGAGCAGATCGACCAGGCCGACCGCCGCGAGAAGGCGGCGATGATGCTGGAACAGCGCGCTCGCACTCGCGACCAGCGCTCGTCCACCGCCAACGACCCGGCTGAATGGGACCTGGCCGAAGCCCGCGGCGGCTCGCCGCAATGGTACTGGCAGCGGGG